TGGCAGTATTCAGGACCACGAGATAATAAGAATCGTGAGCTATGTAGACAATACCTAGATAGATCACCACTAACCAAAGAAGAAATAGAAACAATTGACCCGAATGGTTATTACGACCGTGGCGGTTACAATTGCAGGCACTTATGGCATCCCCTGGATTAAATATGAAGAAAATCAACAAGCTCAAGAAGCTCTTAGAGTTTCAGCAGCGTGATGTTGATGAGTTTGGTCGCAAGATAGCCAATACACATAAGAAGCAAATCACTGCTGGACTAGATGCAGATGGTAAACAGTTTCCAGCATATACACCGGGTTATGCAAAGCGTAAAAGTGCCTTTGATGTACGGCCTGACCAAATCAGTCCACAAGTCAAACCACCCAATCTTACGTTAACTGGCAACATGTTAAATAACTTTGAATATATACGAGGTCAGGGTGGTAAAGCAGAATTAGAGATTGATTACGGCATTGAAGACAGCAAACAAGCGAAGAAGCTTATCGACAATCAAAAAGGGTTTTTCAAACTTGCTAGTGGCAAGATAAAAAGACGACCTGACAAGAAGCGTGTCGTCGCTCGGCCCAATAAGATAGGGCCGATGGTTGAAAGTTTAATTGCTTCGATGTTTGCTGTAGTTATCTCTCGCAACATTACAAGAATTTTAAAACGCCAAACGGTAATAACCTATGAAATATAGGAGACAGTATGTCTGAAGATAATGTGCAGAAAGCACCTGGTAACGAATCATCACCAACAAAAGATGATCAAGGAGTAGTGACTCAACAAACACAGGATCAACCAACTAACCCTGAAGTTGGACAATTGATTGCAGATGCAAAGAAATACAGGGCTAGAAGTCAAAAAGTGGAATCTGAACTTGCTGAATTAAAGCAAAAACTCGAATCGCAACGCCAGACTGAATTAGAAAAAAAGCAGGAATGGAAAACGCTTGCAGAAGAGCGTGCGAATCGGATTGCAGAGCTTGAGCCGGTAGTGGAACAAGCGCAGAAGCAAGAAGCGCAAATGCGTGAACAGATACTTTCTGAATTTAGTAAAGAAGACCGTGAGACTTTTGGAGATTTGCCTTTGGGTAAGCTTCAAGCTCTACATGGTAAAATTGTTAATGCGCCGAAGATAGCGATCGCAAATAACCCAGCAGTTCCAGTAAATGAAGTGCAGGGTGATTGGTCAAAAATGAGTCCTGAAGACCGTAGAAAGAATTGGTCTAAAGTGATTTCAGGCTATACTTCAGCGCGAAAATAAATAAGGAGTAGAAATGGCTTTCACAGACCCATTTGATGTAAATGTCCACTCGGGCGGTACTGGTGCTGTAACACCAAATATTGCAGATCAGTTTATACCTGAAGTTTGGGGGCAAGCTATATTAGAAGCTTTCCAACAAAAAATAATGATGAAAAATGTCGGAATTGACTTGTCACCTGAAGTGGCAAATCAAGGCGATAAAATTCACTTACCACACATTGGTGTGCCAGCACTTAGTGCTTTCACCCACGGTAGTGAAATCGCTGCTGATGTTACCAGTGCAGGAAGCATGACAAGTGATGAGACTGCTTTAACAGTGTCTGAATATAACGTAGCATCTGCTTACGTTCCAGACATCGTGAGCGTTCAGTCTAATTATGACCTCATGGAAATCTATGCAAAACAACTCGCATATGCTTGTGCTAGGGGGTTTGATAACTTCTTACACTATTCGGTAGCAAATAACTTGCAAGGCTTACTTGCCAGTGCTACTGGTGCTATCGGTGCAGATGCTAACGAGTCAATGCATGTTCAAACAACTGGTTCAGTTCTTTCTCAAGCAAACCTAACATCTTTGATGGGTTTAATTCTTGGTGAGACTGGTGATACTACTGGTTGGAACTTGGTATTGTCTCCAGATATGTATGCAAGTCTAAACTCGCTAACTAGCTATTCTCAAGGTACTCAGGCCACATTAGGTGCTGACTTTGGTCGCACTGGTAATGCTGGTGCTATTCTTGGTATGCCTGTTTGGATCGCTCAGTCACCCTACATGGGTTCTGCCGCTGCTGGTGCTGATGTTGCTGCTGATGCTACGAAAGGTATTAAAGCAGTTAGTGACCTTGAAACATCTGGTACAGACGATAATGACCTCATTTATGGCTATGCAATTCACGAGTCTGCTCTATACTTTGCTTTTTCTAAAGAAGCGAAGATGCAGGCTTCTTACAGACATTCTTACCTATCTACACTCGTTACTTGCGAGTCTGTATATGGTGGTGCTGTTAGAAATGCAGATGCTGATGGTGAGCGAAGAATATTCGCATTAGTTGATTACGAATAAATTACTTAACAGTAATTAAAACTCTTGGGGGGAGCGGTTGCTCCCCTCAAGTAACCAAGATACCCATGAGATAGCCAAGCTCGGTAAGGTATCATAACACAGGAGAAAAAATATGGCAAATCTTAGACAATACTCGGTAAACGAATCAAATAACATCGGACTAGGACAAGCTGGTGCTAAATTTATTTCAGATACATCGGTGCATTCAGGAACATTTGTAGCAATTACAATGTTAGAAGATACTGTATTCAATGCACTTACACCGACAGATACAACCAATGGTTATGGTGTAGGCAGTTACAATGGTAATACGATGGCATCTGAAACCATACCGCAAGGTGTTACGATATATGGTAGATGGAGTTCTATTGATCTTACATCTGGCTTAGTAATCGCATACTTAGGCTAAGTCTATGCTCGGTTTAGGCAACATACTTACAAAAGGTGGGGCTGTACTCGGCTTGCCCAACAAATACTCATTTAATTTCGATGGTTCTAATGATTATTTAGCTTTGAGTGATTCTATTGGTTTCACAGGAGCATTTTCTGTTTCAATGTGGATATATCCAGATGCACTTTCAAACGAGACACTTTTAGGAACAAAAGCCTCTGGTAATGAGAGAATGATTTTAGAGAGTGCAACTGTTATTGATTTACGATTTGCTGATGGAACAGTAACTGATATAACGCATGGATTAACTTTTACAACAGGTGCGTGGCAACACTTTGCATTTGTTAGGAACTCTAGTAATGTCTGTACTGTTTATAGAAATGGATCAGCAGGTGGTACAACAGGAACATTATCTGGCACATTTTCACCAGATGCTGTTGGTATAGCAAATTCAACAAATTATTTTAATGGTAAAATAGACGAGGTTGGAATCTGGGATGCAGAACTTTCTGCCTCAGATATAGCCAAGATCGCCTCAAAGCCTTTAAATCTTTCACTAGCATCAGCTTATGCTACAGACCGAACAAGCAATTTAAAACTATGGCTCAGAGCAGGGGATAAAGGACAGCCAGAAAAGAATCCATCAATCGCCAGGTCAGACTTCTATACTGATTTTGATGGTACAAATGATTATGTAGATATTGGTGATTTTGATAAAGCATCTGGTGGAAGTGGTGGAACATTTACAGTTATGGCTTGGTTCAAAGCAAACACAACAGGTGCATGGGACACTATAGTCAGTAAGTGGAATAATTCTGGAACACTTAGAGAATGGTTATTTAGAATTAATGATGCAAGTAAAATAGAATTTAGATTGTTTGATGAATCTGCTGATGAAACTATAGGTAGGTACTATAATTCTGCACTATCAACAGGCGTGTGGTATCATTATGCTTGTACATACGATGGTTCAACAGGCAGTAATAGTAATGATGGAGTAAAAATTTATGAGAATGGGATAAAGGTAGATGATACTGATATATCTGGAATAGATGAGGCAAATTTTGCAGGGATTGAAAATTTAGGTGGTTCACTTCAGATTGGCTCTCTTTATGATTCTGCTCAAGCTAATTTTTTTGATGGTGCGATGAGTTCAGTTTCACTTTACCAAACTGCCCTCGATGCACAAACCATAAAGCAGTTTGCAAAATCAAGGTTTACCCCAATGCGTGATAATCGCTTTTCTGTGGTGGATTTTGATGGTAGTGATGATTATATAGTTGTACCTCACGATGATGCTTTAAATATGGGTACAGGCAATTTTACATTATCTGCTTGGATAAAACAGACAAATTTAGATAGTAACGATGTTATTATGTCTAAAAAAGGCTCTAATGAATTAGGTTTTTATTTTAGAGTACATTCAACTGATAAGTTTTTTCTTCAAGTTAGTGATGGTACAAATGATTATTATGATTATAGTAGTACTACATTAACACTTGGTAAATGGCATCATGTTTGTGTAGTCTGGACTCAAAGTGACGGAGTAGCAAAATACTATTTAGATGGTGTTGATGCTGGTTCTGGTGGAGGAACTGGAAGTGTAAGTGTTACTGGTACAACAGATAATACATCAGAACTTCGCATAGGTAAAGATTCAGATAGTTATACTGCTGATAATTTTATTGGTTCTATAAGTTCAGCATCAGCATATAATGTAGCCAAATCAGCAGATGAAGTTTACGCTATCTATCAGCAAGGAATTACTTATGATGAATCATCACTTAGTGGACTTGTTGGTTATTGGAGAATGGGATCGGGAACAGGTGATGCTTATCCTACCATAAAAGACCAATCTACTAACTCAAACGATGGTACGATCACAAATGGTGCATCAGATGACATAGTACAGCAAATGGTTGCAGGTTATGATATGGGTGCATTTGAGAGTACAGGTGAAGAGTTGCTATCAATATATTCAAGAGATTTCGCTGGAGTTGCTCATGGTAGTGACCCAACAGCATTAGCTTATATATGGGCTTATGGTTCTCCAGGAGAAAAAGTAATAGACAATGAAAGACTTAAAATAGTTGATAGTAGCAATACTGGTGTTTATTGGAATGAATCTGGGCTTACAGCATCAAAATTATACAAGATTACTATTGATGCTACAGGAGATGTTGCAGGTGGGGGAGTTTATTCTGGTTCTATATCATTTACTTTATCTGATGGAACATTTACAGGGTATAAAACAGGCATTACAACTACAGGATCTATTTATTTAAGAGCTAATGATAATAGTTCTGGAACTACATATTACGATAATTTAAAAGTACAAGAAGTCCTCCAATCAGCAGACCTATCTGACACTTACCCTGCCATCATAGATGTAAATGAGCCTGTTCTTGGAGTAGAGTTAATTACAAATGGCACTATGGAGGCTGATAGTAATTGGAATAATAAAAACATCAGTGGAAGTGATGTGAATGAGAGAAGTGATGCTCAATCAAATAGTGGAACTTATAGTAGGCATATAAATATTGTTGAAGGTGCAAATCATGGAGTACAAAGTGATAGTCTTTCAGTGACAACAGTTACTGGGAATGTTTATAAACTTGAATTTTATTTATATAGAGTAAGTGGAAATATCAATGCTTATGTTTATGAAGGTGATGGTAGTGGGTATAGTTTATCAACTGGAGCTTTAACATCAACTGCTGATGAGTGGGTTAAGCATACTCATTATTATGTAGAAGGTTCTGGTGGTTCGTCTGCCAGTTTTCAAATTCTTGTATCTTCATCAACTGGTAGATGCTATATTGATGATGTTACTGTCAAAGAAGTACAAGGCAATCCAGGCACAATGACCAACCAAGCCTCTTCTGACTTAGTCTATTCCTCAGTTCTACCAGATCAATCCTTTCTCACAGGGGTAGACTCTGCGTATAACTACATAGACTTAGATGGTAGTAATGAATATATAGAATTTTCTCCAATAACAACTACAGGAGATGTTACTTGTTCTGCGTGGGTTAGGACTACTGATACGAGTGCTGTTGTAGTTGGGGGTGCAGGTGGAGATGGCGGTGCTAATTCTAATTTTATATACATAGCTGATGATTTAGTTTATTTTATGACAGGAGATAGTACTTTTGCTACTTTAACATTTGATGCATCTATTAATAATGACCAATGGAATCATATAGCTGTTGTAAAACAAACAGGAAGTAATGTTGTAGGTTATTTAAATGGGTCATTGCAAAGTGGTGTATCTTATTCTGCTACATTATCAGATACGACTGCTGTTAAGTATATTGGAAGAAGAGACAGCGGTCTTTATTTAACAGGGTATATTGGTCAAACAGCTATCTGGAATAAAGCACTCTCAGCATCAGAAGTTAGTGCAATCTACTCTCTCGGTAGACACGCAAATCTCTTAGATAAATACTCAGATAATTTAGTAGGCTATTGGGCAATGAGTTCCTTAGATGCCTCAACAGGATTATCTGATGTCGGTAATGGCACTATATATGATCGAAGTGGAAATTCAAATCATGGTACTGCTACCAATACTGAGGCGGCAGATTTAGCAAGTTCACCAAACGCTGATCCAAATGGGTATGCCAAAGGTGATACAAATCGTTCAACAACAAAACCTTAAAGGAAAATAATATGAGTGAAGAAATAACAAATCGTTGGTCAGATGATTATAGTGGGAGATGGGTAAATAGGTGCTATTTAATAGTACCTGTAGCAGATATTAATTCTGCTGATGCTCCAACAGACTCAAATACCAAAGCACAAATAAAAACATGGATGGATAGTTATGGTTATGATTATACCTCAGATATGAGCAAATCAGAGCTATTAGGAGCTATTCCTGTATCTAATGCGTTAATAGGTAATGCGATTCAAAGTGGTAAAGATACGCTACGCAAGAACAATGGAGATGATGGAGATAGCAGTAAAGCACTACTAAAGTTTGCTTGTGATAATGATCCAGACAATGATTCAAGTGTATTTAGTTCTTATACAAAGCTAAGTCACTCGCAGATAATGTCAGAACTTTCATCAAGTGAGTGGACAACAGAGATTGAATAATAAAAAAGAAATGTGGCTGTGGATGAGTTATGTTGGCTTTTTGTTATGGCTGCTTGTTACTTCATTTTGTGGATGTGATAGTTGAGTGATAAACCTAAGACATACAGGTCATATGGGATGGCAAAAATTGATGATAATTTCAGGATTTCTCTTAACATTAAGTGGCTTGGGCAAATTATTTTTGGAGTTACTCTCATTGTGCTGGGCTACTTACGTATTGAAAATAGAATTGCAGAACTTGAGCGAAGAGTGGAACTCTCTGATACCAACATTGAAGACCTTGTGAATAAGCATATGGTAAAAGAGCAAAAAGAAAGAGTAGAGATGGAAGAACGCATCTCATTCTTTGAACGCGAGCTAAATTTAAATCCATTTTCTTGGAAGCGTAAAAAGAAATGAAATTGGGTGTAGAAGATAAAGTAAAATATTTTGGTGGCAGCCAGCATGGAAAACTTGTAAGGCCATCATTAGGCAATGCTTGCATCGACAGCGATATGCCCATAATTAATTGTTATCATATACCTAATGCAGATTACCCAATGGCAATGATGGAATATTATACACATAAAAAAATTAAAACAGATGCTGGTGCATCTAAAATGATATTTAAATTAACAAAAACTGAAAAACATGAGCTTACCATTTAAATGCTCGAATTGCAATACTGGTATCCGGCAAATAAATGGTTTGTGCAGCAAATGTAAGGATGAAGAAGAATAATGCAGGATTTTATGGCATACTATGCTGAGTACGGTGCGGTTGGAGTTGTAATTGCTTTATTTGTTTGGGGTTATATCAAGCAAGGGCAAAGAGCGGATGAACAAGCTAATAGCCTCGAAGAATTACGAGTCGAAAATAAAGGACAATCAAATGATATTTCCAACATTGAATCTATTGTGCTGAAGATGCTGGACCGCTGGAATAAATCTGATGAAATATCGCAAAGGCACAGAGAGGAAATGGTCAGGGAACTGAATGATTTGAGTGATGTTATGATGGAAGTGAAAGGCAGTGTTTCTCGAATCAATGGCAAACGATAATGAAACTCAATACAAATATATCCATTGAAAATGTTATTACAGTTGTGGTGCTGGTTGCATCCATGACACTTGCTTTTGGGTTTATGAAAGCAGATATAAACAGCATGAAAAAAGAATTAGAAGTAAAAGTAGATCATCGTGACTATAAAGCAGATAGAAATTTAATTACATATAAACTTGATGTCATCATGCAGGACATCGCAGAAATCAAACAAATACTAAAAGAAAGGTAATAACATGGAATGGTTATCATTAAGTAATGCAGCTTACATGCTGGTTATCATATTAGGGGCAGTAATGTCTCTTGTAGCAGTGCGCTATAAGCCACTTGTAAAAGAAGTCAAAGAAGTTGCTCAAAAATACCATGACGCAAAAAAAGACTCTAAAATTACTAAAAAAGAGCAACAGGAGTTGGCAAAAGAGTGCATGGATGTCGTTGTTCAAATTGGCAAACTAGTATGGAAGTTCTAATTGCTTGATAAAGAACAACTAAGGACATTAGTCCACGATACACTGGATAAGATTGGCTTGTCCAGCGACAAAGCCGATGCATTGGTGTTTAACACTGGCATGGTAGAGTCGAAGTATGTGTATCTTTATCAAGTCGGTGGCTCAAATGTTGCTCGTGGACTCTATCAGTGCGAGCCGTGGGTTGCTGTAGATGTTTGCAAGAATTATTTAAAATACCGTGAAGACTTAATGAAAAGTGTCGCATCAGCTTGTTACCTGGATTGGAAATATTTTACGCATCCGAACGAACAGGATTGGCGCGACATTTTAACGTATAACATTGCAGCACAGATTGCAATGTGCCGGTTGCA